ACACAAAGTTGATTGTTATGTTGATGATAAGAAAGTAACAACTCTTACTGTAAATGAAGAGAAAAGCACTTGGAAATATAGACTTACAGAAGCTGGAAAACATAAGTTTAAATTATCTTTTGGTAATCTTACAAAAGAATTTACAGTAGATGTAAACGAAGTTGATGTTGCAAAAGCTGAAGAGTCAGGACTAAAATTTTATTTTAACCCAGCAAACAGGAGCAATTCAGAAGAAAATCCAGCTAATTATACATTTACGAATGAGGATGGCGAAACATATGATGTTGCATTCAACAACATAAAATTTATTGATGGCTTAGATGGATGGACAGGAAATTCTCTTCTTATCCCGGTAGGTTCAAGTATTGATTTCAATTACAAACCGTTTGAAGATGATGTTAATACTGTTAATGGTAAAACAATAGAAGTCAACTTTAAAGTATCTGATGTATATGATTATGATACTAATGTGATTTCTTGTTTCGCTAATGATAAAGGTATTTTTATTACTGCTAATAATGGCTCACTTGCAATCAGTACAAACAATGTTGTTGATGTACAGTTTTCAGACAATGAAGATGTTAAGATTTCTGTTGTCATTTCAAAAAGAAACGAGGTAGAAGAAGGCAAAAGACAGCTTGTTTATATATATGCAAATGGTATTATTACTGGTGTATTAAAGTATTCAACTAATGACAACTTCTCACAGATTAACTCAGATGTGGTTCACATTGGTTCAAATGATGCAACTATCGAAGTGTACAATGCAAGGTTCTATAATGTAGAACTTTCAAGTTATCAAGTATTAGATAATTATATTGCTGATGCCAAAGACCCCTATGAAATGATTGAAAGAAATAAAAGAAACAATATTTTCAACCAAGATAATATGGTTGATTACAATATGTTACCACCTGAAACTCCTTACTTAATTATTAGATGTCCTGAATTACCACAATATAAGGGTGACAAAAAGGCTAATGTATCAGGTGAATATGTTGACAAGGCAAATCCTGATAAAAGTTTTACTTTTGATGGAGCTGAGTTTGATGTTCAAGGTACTAGTTCAGCTGGCTACTATGTAAAAAATTTTAAGGGCAAGTTTAAAAATGGTTTCAATACTAGTAGTGGACATAGTGATAAATATGCTTTAACAGAAAGTGACTTACCTGTATCAACATTTTGTTTTAAAGCTGATGTAGCAAGTTCCGAAGGTGCTAACAACACAATGCTTATGAAACTTTGGGAAGAAACAACTCCGTACAAAACTGAAAAGCAAAAACAAGATACGAGAATAAGACAAGCTATCAACGGAATACCGATTGTTATTTATTGGGAAAATTCTGAAACTGGTGAATTGTCATTTAGAGGAAAGTACAATTTCAATAATGATAAGAGTACTCAAGATACTTTTGGCTTTTCTGATGGATGCGAAAGCTGGGAATTCCTCGACAACGGACTTAGTTTAACAGAATTTAGTGGAGATGATTTCACTAACTGGAAGTCAGCTTTTGAGGCAAGATACCCTGATGGAAATGAGAATATTACAAACCTTAAGAGAGTTATATCTTGGGTTGTTTCTACAGATACAAATCAAGCCACAAATAAGAATTTAGCATCACCTGTAACATTTGATGATGTAGTTTATAACAAAGACACAGTTGAGTTTAGACTAGCAAAATTCAAGAATGAATTTGAAAACTACTTTATCAAAAGCAATGTGCTTTATTATTATTTCTATACAGAATTATTCCTGATGGTAGATTCAAGAGCAAAAAATCAGTTTTTGACTACATATGACGGTACACATTGGATGTTCCTTATTTATGATGGTGATACTGCTTTGGGTATAGACAATGTTGGTAAGTTGAAATTTGGATATTGGTTAGAAGATACGGACCAAGTGAACGGTCAAGATGTTTATAATGGTCAGCAATCAGTGCTATGGAAAAATGTTAGACAAGTATTTACTGATGAAATTAAGACTATAGCACAACAGGTTATTTCTAATGGTAAGCTGAATTATGAATATGTCAGAGATGCTTTTAATACACATCAAAGTGCTTGGTCTGAGGCTATTTTTTGTGCAGATACTGAAGTAAAGTATATTCAGCCTTACTTAGCAGAAGGCACTTTGGCATATCTTGATATGGCTCAAGGTTCAAAGCAGTCACAAAGAGATTGTTGGTTAAGAGACAGATTCCAGTATATTAATAGTAAGTACAACACTGGTAGTTCAAAAGATAAGTACATTACTTTGAGAGTATCACAGCCTACTACTTCCACTATATCAGTTGTAAAGCCATCAACTGATATGCATATAACACCGTACAAATCAACATATGTGAATGTCAGCTTCGGTCAAACTATCAAGCAAGAAAAAGGTTATGCAAACAAAGTAACGAATATTGCATCAACACTTGATAATCCTCGAGATACTCCGTTGTATATCTATAATGCCGAAAGCATTAAATCTCTAGGTGATTTAAGTGCAGCTTACATTGGATATTGTAATATTGCTAGTGCAACTAATCTTGAAGATATTATTATTGGTTGTGATAAAGAAGGTTACTACAATGAATTTTTAACCACCTTAGGTCTGGGTAACAATACTAAGTTAAAGATAATTAATGTTAGAAATTGTACTAATCTTAGTGGCGAGATTAATGCCAAAGGGTGCAAAAATATTGAAGAAATTTATGCTGATAATACTAAAATTTCTTCTGTTGCATTGCCTAATTCTGGACGATTAAAGGTTCTTTCTTTGCCAAATACGATAACTTCCCTTATTATCAAAGAGCAAACAATGTTAAGTAATTTTACTATTGCAAGTTATGATAATATTCAAACATTAGTATTAAGCAACACTCCTAATATTGACAGTTTAGATATTGTTAATAAATGCAGTAAGCTAACTAATGTCACATTGAAAAATATTGATTGGACTTTAGATAGTACAGATGTTCTTGAAAGATTAGCCGATTTAGGTGGTATTAGTGATAACAATTCTGCTACTAAACAATCCATTCTAACAGGTAAAGTTCATATTAATAAAATTCAATCTTCTTTGGTTAAGAAATATAACCGAATTTGGAAAGACTTAACTATTGTTTATGATTTGTTAATTTCTGAATTTACGGTAACTTTCGTGGACTATCAAGATAAACCTATCTATGTAGAATATGTTGAACAGTTCAAAACTGCGACTGACCCAGTAGTTATGGGTTATATTGATACACCTACGAAGCCATCAACTGTAGAGAAAAATTACACTTATAGTAAGTGGTCTATTGACTTTACTACTAGTGTTATTTCAGATACTATTGTTCGACCTGTATTTATTGAAACTACAAGACAATATACCGTTGATTTCTATAACAACACTTTAGTTAATAACGGCAAGGTCATTGCTAGTTATACTGTTGATGCTCATAGTGATTGTGTATATGATAAAGACTTACCTACAAGAACAGATTTAGAGAGTATGGGTACATATTTTCTATTTGACAGTTGGGATAAGACAACTACCGATGTAGTTCAAGATTTACAAGTATTCCCTATTTATTCAGCTTGTACCGTTCCATCAGTGCCTAGAATGTACTTAAACAAAGATAAGTTACAACAAGGTATTGCTGAAGGTGTATATGAAGAAGTAGATGGCGTCAAGGTGGGTGTTCCACAGTATGAGTATTTATATACTAATGACCCAGAATATACATCTTGTTATACTTTTGAGGAGTTTTATGCTATTTGTAGGTCTGATGTCTTTAGTAAAGAGTATGAAGTAGATAGTACAGGTGTTAAGCACTGCCATATGCAAGTAGGCGACCAGATAAGATTTAAACTTGATAGCACGGCTGTTATTGGTGGCGACCCATACGGTAAAGGTTATGGCACTATTATCTTTGAAGTTGCTGGTTTCAATGTGTATGAGTTAGCAAATAATGATGATTTTGGCGAGTATACAGGTCAAGAGATTGAAGCTAAATTTAGTGACGAGCTTGAATTACAAGGTAAATCAGAGGGCTTGTATCTAAATAGTAAGAATGGTTATGTATATCATTGGAGTGGTACTGAATTATCAGATAAGATTATTCAATATATGGCTCATATTAGGTTTAGAATGGTATCTGCTGATAGTTTACCAACTAGCGACCCAAATAAAAAATATGGACATATCATTGATACACAACGCAACATGAGTGGTAGCCCCGAAAATTACGCCCCTCTTGGCTGGGGTGATGATACGCAAAATTATAAATGTAAAATGAACCAATGGCTCAATGATGGTGTTGCTAATTATAATAATGGTAAAAGTGTATTTAGCTATTTACCTAGTAAATTGCAACAAATTATTCGTCCTGTTAAAGTTAGAAGTTCAAAAGGTATGGTTGAAATTGATGGCTCTAAGGTATTTGACCCTACTGCTGTTACATCGGTTTCTAAATTATTCCTAGATTGTTATGGTGAATTATGGAGCGCAACAGTTGCACCATATATTAATGAATTATCGAAGTGGAGTAGCTTAGTTGAACTAGATGAAAAAGGAAATGTTAAAAAGATTAATAAATATAGCAATATTATTAATAACAATAATAATGTCAGACGACCATATTTAGGCACAGGCGAAAATACTAAGTGGTGGAGTAGGAGCCCTAGAGCTAATTCTAATGTATTCGTTGCAATCGATGAAAGGGGCAACTACAATGAGAATACTTATGGTTCTAAAGGCGTAGCTTTCGGCTTTTGTATTTAATTAGCACAATCAAATAATGAACAGCCATCTTTAACATAAAGTTAAGGGTGGTTGTTCCCCTTTTAAACAAGAAAGGAGGAAAATAATAATGAAGTATTATAAAATTATTAACTCTGATAGACAGATTGTTGATGTATTAATTGATGAAGAAATTAGTTATGTTAGATTTCAACAAAGAAATAAATTGCTTGTAAATTGTAGCAAAGATGAAGCACAAGGTTTTCTATCTTATGATTTACTTAATTTATATCGTACAGAAGATATGATTAAATTCCAAAGTAACTGCAACTATCAATACGAGGAAGTAACATTAAAAGAGATTACAGAAGATGATTATAATATACTTCGTAAAGCTCTTGATGAGAGCAAACCTATTGAACCCGACCATGAGCCAACTCCTGAACCTGAGCCTGAACCTGAACCAAGTCCAGAACCTGACAAACCAGAAGTTGATGATAATACTTTAGAACTAGTTAAAACAAGTAAGGTTTCAGAGATGAGCAAGGCTTGTAATAAGGTAATTACTAACGGCTTTGATGTAGTATTATCAGATGGAAAGTCACATCATTTTTCATTGACAACTCAAGACCAGCTGAATTTAATAACTTTAACTGGTCTTGTTTCATCAGGTGAAACAAGCATTGCATATCATGCAGACAATGAACTATGCAAGTTCTATTCAGCTGAGGATATTGCTTGTATTACAAATTATGCAACACAGTTTAAAATATATCATGTTTCATATTTCAACTCTCTAAAGGCATATATTGAAGCATTAGAAGATGTTAAAGAAATTTCATCAATAGAATATGGTACAGATATTCCTGAAGAATATCAAAGTGAAGTATTAAAAGCTTTACTTCAGCAGAGGTGATGATATGTTTAAAAAATTAATAATGTTTCTTGTTGGTTTCTGCGTTTACATAACCATTGAAGTATGTTATCGAGGTTACTCATATATAACTATGGGAGTTGCTGGTGGTCTCTTGTTTATTTTGATTGATGGTATCAACAACAAAATATCTTGGGATATTGATATTCTTGTACAGTGCATTATAGGTTCGTGTGCTATTACTGGTTGCGAATTTATCATAGGAACAGTATGTAATGTATTTGGTTTACCTCAAATGTGGAACTACTCAAATATGCCATTGAATATAAATGGTATTATATGCCTACCATTCAGTTTATTATGGATATTGGTTTCTTTCGTAGCAATAATTTTAGCTGATTCAATTAATTACTATGTGTTTGATGAACTGCCAGTACCATATTACAGGCTATTCGGTAAGGTTATTTACAGATTTAAAAACAAGAAATAAGTTAAAGCACTACTTTTTTAAGTAGTGCTTTTTTAGGATGGTGGTAAATATGGATGCTGAAAGTGTTGTTAAGGCTATTACTGAACACGAAACTAAAATTAAAGCAGCAGAACACAGGATTAAAGATTTAGAGGAACAGAGTAAAAATCTTCAATCTTTAACGATAAGCGTAAACGAACTTGCTCAATCTATCAAATTTCAGTCGAAACAACTCGAAGAACAGTCTGAGAAGATTGATAAGATTGAACAAAGTAAAAGAGATTCATGGAAATATTGGGTAAGACTTATTTTAGGTGCAGTTGCCACAGGGTTGGTTGGCTACTACTTAGGATTTATTATCCACGGATGATAGGAAAGGAGGTGAGAATATGAGGAATTGGAAAAAGTGGTGGAAAGCTGCTGCTGTAAGAGCAGTCAAGACAACTGCTCAAACTGCAGTTGCTACAATCGGTGCTACTGCACTTCTAACAGAAGTTGATTGGGTAGCAGTTGTATCTGCATCAGTTCTTGCTGGTGTGCTATCAATTCTAACATCAGTTTCAGGTCTTCCTGAAGTTGATGAATAATCAAAATCAAAAAAAGTAATTAGGAGGTTAAATAATTATGATTAGCAATAGTGGTGGAGATGAAAGAGGCAATATTTCCGGTGGCAAAGCTGGAGATCAGACTGGTACAGAATGGTGGATTATTCCTTGGTACTCAAGACCATGGAACTGTGTGCTTCGTCACCCAGACGAAAGGGTAAGAAAGAAAATTGCAGACCTTGCAAGGAAAGCTGCAAATAATAACCGCATCGGCTACAATCAAAGTAATAGAGATAGTTACTATAACGAACTTAAAAAAGTGAACTACAACCCTAGCAAAATTGTCCGAAAATGTGATGCTGACTGTTCAGCTGGTGTTATTGCTAACATCAAAGCTGCTGGTCATCTATTAGGCATCAAAAACTTACAAACCATTACTTGTACTTATACCGGCAATATGAGAGAAGCACTATCTGATGTAGGTTTTAAGGTATTAACTGATAGTAAATATCTTACATCAGATAACTATCTGCTAGAAGGTGACATCTTACTTAATGATAAATACCATGTTGCTACTAACTTAACTAATGGCTATAAAGTTACTGTATCTAAAACTGTTAAAGTAAGTCATAATGCAGCACTATATAAGTCAGCTTATCGTGACACGGTAGACAAGAGTAGTGTACCGGCAAAGAACATCAAGAGAGGTACATCAGTAACCTGGATGTCTGATGATGGTTTTGGTTGGTCTAAGGTAAAGTATAAGAATGAAGTTTACTATATTGCAAATAGTCATATTTGCAAGTCAATTAGTGGACTATCTACATACAAGATTAAGACATTCAAAGCTGGTAGTAAGTTTCATAGACTTAACGCT